ACGTTGCTTCCGCTATGGCAATGGCTGGTGTTCTTTCTTACACACCTGCTCTATCTGCTGACCTACAAGTTGACGATACAGGCAATACATTTGCTGGTATGTTGCATGGCCGTATCAAAGTATACATTGACCCATATTTTGGTGGTTACACATCTAACCAAGAATTGGTAACAATTGGATACAAAGGTACATCACCATACGATGCCGGTTTGTTCTATTGCCCATACGTACCATTGCAAATGGTTCGTGCTGTTGACCAGTATACATTCCAACCAAAAATTGGATTCAAGACTCGTTACGGCATGGTATCAAACCCATTCGCACAAGGTATCAACGTTGGTAGCGGCTTGTTGACACCACGTACTAACCAGTACTACCGTATTTTCCAGGTCAAAAACCTAATGTAATACGAAACCACCGCAGAGTGGTGCTTCAGAAAGGGACTTCGGTCCCTTTCTTTTTAAAAACAATTACATCAAATTCTTAGAAAAAAATGGATGATATATTTGCAAGTTTAAAGTTTTACAAATTTGACGAAAAACTTTTAAAATCAAATTCTAATATTAGATTTTATGAAAAAACACGTTCAGAAGAAACAAAACAAAACATAAGAGAAAGTAAATTGGGTATAAAACAAACAACACAACATATACAAAATAGGGTAAATAGTGTTAAAGGTTTCAAACAATCTAATTTTCAAAAACAAAGAGTTGCTGAAACACTTTCAGCTGAATGGTTGATTACAGACCCATATGGAAAAACATATAAAATACACAACCTTAGAGATTTTTGTAGAAAAAATAATTTAGACCAGCCAAATATGAGTAGGCGAGGTAAACATAAAGGATGGAAATGCGTTAAATTAAGTTCCTAAATAGTAGATAAAGGAGAATTTAATGTCAGCATTGACCAGAAGTCCAGAAAATACTAATCTATTACAACCCACAAAGTTCTTATTGATTTTCAATAGAATTGGAACTGTACAATATTTTTGTCAATCAGTTAATGTTCCATCTATAAAATTAGGTGAAGTTATTCGTGCCACACCTTTCTTGGACATGTACTCACCTGGTACCAAATTAGATTATAGTTTACTTGATATTGAATTCATAGTTGATGAAGAACTACAAACATGGAAGAACTTATATAATTGGTTCATTTCAATTGCCGATCCAAATGGTTTTGAAAAAAGAACTGTTAGAGAAGAGCTTCAAAGAAGTGAACATTTTTCTGATGCCACATTGACCATATTGTCAAACTTGAATAATCCTTTATTAAGAATTCAATTTAGAAATTTGTTTCCAGTTAGTATGGGTGATATTAATCTTGACACCAAAATGTCTGCGGATAATATTGTAACTGTATCTGCTTCTTTTAGGTACGAATCATATACTTACTTGACAATGTAACACAAAAATGTTATAATGTAATTTTATTGCCACTTTATATAATCATGGAAAATCTTGAACAAATATTAAAATATTGGGAAACAGATTCAAATATGGATCAAACAGAACCCAGCAAAGAACTACTGAGAATTCCTATTCTCCACAGTAAGTATCTTAACATACTAACCAAACATAAAATTGCATCAAAGAAAGCACACTTTGATTATCTACGTATGCGTAAGATTAAATGGGAATATTTTACCGGTAAAATGTCCAAAGAAGAACTGGATGAATATGGATGGGAACCATTTCAGTTTGCATTGAAATCCGACATTAATACATACTTAGAAGCTGACGGTGATTTAATTAAACTGTTAGAAAAGAAAGTATACCACGAAGAAGCCATCTCTGTCATAGAATCTATTATGTCAGAACTTAAACAAAGAACGTGGCAGTTAAGAGATTTTATATCATGGGAAAAGTTTGTTAATGGACAGTGATATTGTTATTGTTAAAAAAGACGAGGTATATGCCAAGATAACTTGTGAACGAGATGTTGCAAGAGAGTTATCTGAATACTTTACATTCTTTGTACCTGGTCACCAGTTTGTTCCAGCATTTAGAAACAAAATATGGGACGGCAAGATACGCCTTTTCAACCTACAGACACAACAATTGTACCTTGGACTTACCAGTTACTTACAAGAGTTTGCGGATGAACGACAATACTTTATTGATTGGGGTGATTTAAAAACACAAGATGAATATTCTGTTTATCACTTTAATAAGTTCGTAGAGACTTTAAATCTACACTCACAAGGCAAGCCAATTCAGGTCAGAGACCATCAACGTAATGCTTTCATTCATGCGATGCAACATCGTAGAGCATTATTGTTGTCCCCAACCGCATCAGGTAAGTCCCTAATCATTTATTTACTGTTTAGACAACTACTAGACTTTCAAAATCTAAAAGGCCTTATAATCGTTCCTACGACTTCTTTGGTGGAACAACTATATTCCGACTTTGCAGACTATTCATCACACAATGGTTTTCTGGTTGAAGATGCAGTGCATAGAATCTATCAAGGCAAAGATAAAGTATCTGACAAGCCATTAATCATTTCTACATGGCAATCACTATATCAATTACCATCAAGTTACTTTGAACAGTTTGATTATATAATTGGTGATGAAGCACATCTATTCAAAGCACAATCACTTACAACCATACTCACATCCGCAACCAAAACTAAATATCGTATAGGCCTAACTGGTACTTTAGACGGAACCAAAACACATAAACTGGTACTTGAAGGTCTATTTGGTGCAGTAGAAAAAGTTATCACCACAAAAGAATTGATTGACAACAAACAATTGTCTGACTTTCAAATTAAATGTCTGGTGTTAAGGCATCCAGATGATGTGGTAGAAAGAATGAAAAATGCAACGTACCAAGAAGAAATAGAATATTTAATTTCAAATCAAAATAGAAATAGGTTTATTAGAAATCTTGCAATTAGTTTAGGTACGAATACACTTATATTATATCAAATGGTTGAAAAACATGGTCAAATCCTTTATAATGATATATTAGAAAAAGCTAACGGCCGTAAGGTCTTTTTTATACATGGTAAAGTAGACACGGATGACCGAGAGGAAGTCCGTAGAATTATGGAGATAGAAAATGATGCTATTGTTGTTGCTTCTTTTGGTACTTTCAGTACCGGTATTAATATTCGGAACTTGCACAACGTTATTTTTGCTTCACCTAGCAAAAGTAGAGTACGAAACCTCCAGTCTATTGGACGAGGACTAAGACAAAGTGAAGACAAAGAGATGGCTACTTTGTATGATATTGCAGATGATATGAGATATAAAAAACATATGAACTTTACATTAAAACATTTTGTGGAAAGAGTAAAGATATATAATGAAGAAAAGTTTTCATTCAAAATCTACAACATAGGACTTAAAAATGGATGAAGTAAAAATTGTTAGATTTAAAGATGGCCTTGATGTTATTTGTTATTTTGATAGTCAGAATAATGAGGTAGTTGAGGTCAAAGAACCTATGATGTTTGAAGTAAGAAACATGAATTTGGTAATGCAACAATGGCTTCCAATTGCCATGATAAAAGAGAATCGTGTTTCTGTTAAATGGGAAGATATTCTCTGTGTTATGGAACCAAGTGATGACTTTAAGGAGTATTTCCACACTACCGTGGAGAAAGTAAATGACTCAATTGAGAAAAAGAAGAACGCATCTACAGAAGATGAAAAGGAATATATGCTGGAAGTTTTAAGTGCTATGGATGAAATGGATAATACAAAGAACTTAAAATTACACTAAACATCATGGGGGCTACATACGAAATATAACATTTGTCAAGCCCTTTGTCAACAACTTTTTATGGTACATTTGAATGAGTAAACCTAAACATTATATTAATAATCAAGATTTTCTAAAGGCCTTAACGGATTACAAGGCATCCTGTGCGATTGCCGAAAAAGAAAATACACCAAAACCTAAGATACCAAACTACATCGGTGAATGCTGGATGAAGATTGCGGAAGGTTTATCTCACAAACCAAATTTTATCAACTACAGTTATCGAGATGAAATGATTTCGGATGGTATTGAGAACTGTCTTATGTACTTTGAAAACTTTGATGCAACCAAATCATCCAATCCATTTGCATACTTTACACAGATAATCTACTTTGCCTTCTTACGAAGAATACAAAAAGAAAAGAAACAACTATACGTCAAGTACAAGGCCACAGAGATGTATGGTATTTTGGATGAATTTGAAATGATGGAATCCGAAGATGGTTCTACAAGGCAGTTTGAACTTTATGACAATATTGCCGAGTTTATAGAAACATATGAAGATGCCAGGAAAACCAAGAAGGCAGAAAAAGATGCCATAAAGAAACCAAAAGGACTTGAAAAATTTATTGAGGAGTGATTATGAAAATAGGATTTACTTGTTCCACATTTGATTTGTTTCATGCAGGTCATGTGATGATGTTAAAAGAGGCAAAAACTCAATGTGATTATTTGATTGTAGGTTTACAGATGGATCCTACAATTGATAGGCCAACCACCAAAAACAAACCTTTACAAACGGTACTGGAAAGATTCATACAGGTACAGGCCTGTAAGTTCGTTGATGAAATTATACCATATGCCACTGAAAAAGAATTGATGGACATATTGACTTCTTATCCAATTGATGTTAGAATCGTTGGTGAGGAATATAGAGATAAACAATTTACTGGTTTTAATTTACCAATATCTGTATATTTCAATAGTAGGCAACATAGTTTTAGTACTACTGAATTACGTCAACGTGTTTTAGATATTGAAAAGGCAAAATGAAAGTAGCAATAATTTCCGACCAACATTTCGGAGCTCGTAATGATTCCACACACTTCTTGGATTTCTATGAAAAATTTTATGATGAGATATTCTTTCCTAATTTACATGCTGCCGGAATTCGCACTGTGCTTATTCTTGGCGATACTTTTGATAGAAGGAAGTATGTAAACTTTTTCACCTTAAAACGTGCCAAACAAATGTTCTTTGACAGGTTGTATGACATGGGTGTTGAAGTTCATATGTTGGCTGGTAATCATGATACCTACTTTAAAAATACCAACGATGTAAATTCGATTGATTTGTTATTGAAACAATATGACAACATCAATGTGATTGATTCACCACAAACTATACATTTAAAATACGAAGATACATCATATGATGTTTGTATGATACCTTGGATATGTGCTGAGAACTATAATAACTCTATTGCAGAAATTAAAAATACATCGGCAACAATTTGTATGGGTCATTTAGAGGTTGCTGGATTTGCCATGTATCGTGGTATGCCATCACATGAAGGATTAGACCGTGCTCTATTCAGAAAGTTTGAATATACTTTTTCTGGCCATTATCATCATAGGTCCAACGCTGATGGTATATTCTATTTGGGAAACCCATATGAACTTACTTGGCAAGATTATAATGACGATAGGGGTTTTCATATATTTGATATGGATGGGCGTACACTTGAATTCATAAAGAATACAAATAAAATGTTCCATCGGATTACCTACGATGATAAGAAAGATACCATTACAGAAATCAACAATATAGATTTGACACAGTACACTGGCAAGTATGTTAAGGTGGTAGTAATTAATAAGACCAATCCATATTTGTTTGACAAAATGATGAGTAACCTTTATAATGTCAATCCAGTAGATGTTACAATCGCTGAAGATTTCACAGACCTTACAGAAGGCCTTGATGATGATATGTTAGACCAAGCTGAAGATACCTTAACCACATTAAACAAATATGTGGAGACTATTAAAGACGATGGTATTGATAACGACAAGTTGAAAACATTATTGAAAGAACTCTACGTAGAGGCATTGAATACTGAACAAGCATGATATTATTTCAAACAATTAGGTGGAAGAATTTTCTTTCCACCGGGGCTTCATTTACGGAAATTAACTTTACCAAATCCACAAATACGTTGATTATTGGTCAGAATGGTGCTGGAAAATCCACTATTTTAGATGCATTATGCTTCGGATTATTTGGTAAACCGTTTCGTAAGATAAATAAGCCCCAATTATTAAACTCTATCAATGGCAAAGATGCCGTGGTTGAGGTTGAATTTAATATTGGCCAGAAGAAATATAAAGTTATTCGTGGTATTAAACCAAATGTATTTGAAATATACCTGAATGATGTATTGCTGAACCAAGATGCAGCTTCAAAGGATTACCAGGAAGTATTAGAGAAGAATATTCTCAAATTAAATTACAAATCCTTCACGCAAGTTGTCATTCTTGGTTCAGCATCCTTTGTGCCATTCATGCAACTGTCGGCAGCAGACCGCAGAACCATCATTGAAGATTTACTAGACATACAAATATTCTCGTCAATGAATTCCATTGTCAAAGAAAAAATGTCGGCATTAAAAGATGGTATCACCAAATCAAAATATGATATCAAACTTGTAGAAGAAAAAATCAATCTACAGATGCAGAACATTGAAGAAAATAAAAAGAACAATGATGCAGAGATTGGCCGTAAACTGGCAGAGATTGGTGAATCAAAAATGCAAATGAGTGCATTACGAAATGATGTTGAAAAGATAAACAGACATGTTTCAATATTGCAAAGCAAAGTTGGTGATAAGAAAGAAAAACTTGACAAGAAAGCCAAAAGTTTGTTTCAAATCAAAGGTAAGGTTCAAACCAATATTGATAGAAATGAAAAGGAGATTCAGTTTTATGAAAGCAATCACGACTGTCCTACCTGCAAACAATCTATTACACCTGAGTGGAAAGATTCTCAAGTTAAAGAAAAGACAGAGAAAATTACTACACAGAAAACTGGCCTTCAAGAGATTGAAGAAGAACTAAAAAAGGTAACTGATGAAGTAACATCAATTACTGATATTCTTACTCATATCAATGAACACAATGGTGAAATCATCAAACACAATTCTACCATATCTGCCATCAGTAGTTACATTACCAAATTAAATGGTGAGATAGATGAGTTGACCAAGAAAGGTGTTGAGACTGAAGGCAGTGACCAGAAGTTGGTTGATTTGAAAGCTGAATTAAAAACATATAATCAGTTATATGAAGAACAGTTAACAGAAAAACATTACCATGAGTTTGCAGGTACATTGTTGAAAGATGGTGGCATTAAGACCAGAATCATTAAACAGTATCTGCCAATTATGAACAAGTTGATTAACAAGTACCTGACTGCCATGGACTTTTTTGTCAACTTTAACATCAACGAAAACTTTGAAGAAACAATTAAGAGTAGGCATCGTGATGAATTCTCCTATGCCAATTTCTCCGAAGGTGAGAAGATGCGTATTGACT